CGTATTTGTTGTAGCGCTGGGGGAACTGACGAAGATTCTTTCGCAGTTCAACGGAATCAGTGATTTGCCGCCCCCTCTCCAACCCGTACGTTTTGTAATTTGCCCTGACTCGCCGCAGGCGAGCTTGGTAAGTCACAAATGTACTTTGCCCGAACGCACTTTGACCTTCAAAGGCTCGGACGCAAGATTGTACCTTTTGATCTATGTCATGGACACGATCAATCGGAACATATCTTTCCTTGATGTTTCGATATGAAGCCGTCATTGACTGACTTCCAAATCTAACATCTCGTTGTTCTTCGAGCGTCTGCTCCATGTCTAGAATTTCTAAACCTAGAGCAGTCGCCTTAGATTTATCGTTTTCGAACGGATCGATTAGAATGCCTCGCACTCTGCTCGATTTGACACCTGAAGCCAACCTTTGGACTACAGGGTCATCCCAATTCGCTAACGCAAAACGCATTTCCTCAGGCCATCGAATTTCGATGCCAGGTATATAGGGCAGTCCTCTGCCTCCATACGCCTGCGGGATATATGACGTTGAATCCTTGATTATATCTCTTCCAAACCAGCGCCCTAGGCCCAGTTTGGCTAAGTAGATTATACCAAGGTTGAACGAAGTTCCTTTCCCTATCCATGATAGTCTTTCTCCGAGATCCTTGATCTTTCCGGGGAACGGATTTGGTTCTTCGAATGAAGATGGACCGGTTTTCCTTCTGTCGCTTAGTAAGCGCAAAGGGATATGGTCGATCTTATATTGAGGTCCCGTAATCCTGACGTCATACTTATGACCAGGTTTCGGTTTCAATATGTAGTCTTGACAATAGTGCGCCATCCTATTGGATATGGCGTACTTTTCCCAGTTGACTACTCCGGACCAGGTCTCCAATCTACTGGCAATAGCCTTTAGGTAGGAAACCTTTCCTATACCGATATGATCGTCGCCTGCACACGCGTACAGGTGTCGAGTCCTATTACTGACTGCGAAGTCTCGCAGGTCAGAAGTAGGCATTCGGTCGTTGGCTCTTGCCGATCTCTCCGCTGATAGCGAGAGCATCGAAAGGACCATTTTCGCAATTGGTTCTCCCATGAGAACGCCACGCTTTGTGACGTATCCTGTGTAATCGACATTGTCGTGTTTCACAGTAACCAATTCCGTTAAAGGGCAAACTTTCTTATACGCTTTTAGCGTCTTGGAGTACCTTGTAGTGTTTCCACGTCGAAAACTACTCGGTACCTCAAGCAGTAGCCTAGGACTGCAGTGCAGTTCAATTGCCGCTGTTAAGTAAGCTTTGTAAGAAATTGCATCACGACCATGGTCGTCCGGATGGAGTCCATCGACGAACGACTTTAATGCCGTTGCTGCAAGATCATGTTCCAGATAGTCTGTCGCCGCCGTCAGATCTGACGTCGAGATAGCCTCTATGGATTTCCACTTGTCGGCGTGGCGTCCAAAAGACGCCTCGAATTCCCACGCGTGGTTCGAACCCTGTAGTCCAACTCTTGCCCCTGGCAAGTTGTTCATAGCGTCCCGCAAGGCATGCCCTGCCGGCGATAAGAACAAGTTGAGCCAAACCCGCGACTTGGTCGCGATCCGGCTTTTGACTCCTGGTTCCGAAATTGGTACCGGGTCTACTGGGAGAGGCGGGCTTCCCGCACTCCTCCATTCCTGGTACTTATATCCAGCCCATAAGAAAAGAAGAGAGCCGAGTCGGCTGTCGATTCCTTTCTTTAACTGGAATAACACGTTTTCGTTGTCGTCAACAATGTTGTACGACTCCATAAACGCTCCTTCAATCGGAACGGTCAAGTACGCAATTCTCCAAATTGGATTATTCGCATTTGCCTCATTAGATACTTTGTTGCCCATGGCATCAATGTAGTTCCCTTTCTCTTCTTCAAGTTCTTTAACCTTCTCAGAAATTCTGAATTTGGTATAATCGTACATGAAGATTGGTTCCACGCTAGCTGAAATGAAATTCTTACACTCTGGAAACGTTTCCAAGTACGGTAATTTCATTGCTCTCATGTCCCACGGGCCACGAGATGCCGGCCACCGGATCGGTAGCGTTGCACCATCGAACCCGCGAGTGAACATTTCTACGCTGGGACTCCCAACCATAGAAATTCCGTTCGCGTGTACAAACTGACAGACGGTTTTAGCTCTGAGATCATTAGCTAATAGCTCCTTCTCTTTGAGTTCCATTCTGTCAAGAAGGTCTTTCAATTTATCTACTTCTGGAATACCAGTCGTATCTAATTTTAACACCTTATTAACCGGTGACATAATGAATTCCTTGAATTCGTTTGTCAATATGGCGTATTTCCCTCCTTCGCGTCGAGTGTATTCAATACAACTCGAGTTAGACAAGGACAAATGCGAGTCACAGACTCGGCGATTGAACTTGCTTTGACGCAGCTCGTCACCAATGGTGTAGGCTGCCGCAGAGAGCGAATTATAGGATTGTTGTGTGTACGCATTGCGTTCCCCGCACAACCTCTCCTTGAGACCGACTAACTCTACCATGACTTCCCTCACTGAGGGCCCTGGCAGAAATCTAGTTTGGGTCAAATGAGCTGCAACCCAACCGATGTTATCCGCATCGGAGTATTTATTTCCCATTGGGATAATTGATACTCCCGCTCGCGTAAGTTGATCAATGATCTTCTTGCCGTAAGCGGTTTGAGACAGCTTAATGAATTCGCTGCTCGGGTATTCGAGCAACTGATTTTGAAAGAGATGGTTCTGGATGCTGTTAGAAAATTTCTTCACATCCTTGCCGAACTGAGTAATACTCTTAACGGTGAAGATCTCTTTAAGCAACCAAGATCGGAATTCCACCCAATTTGGGTTAAGAATGCACCGGAATCTTGTTGCTAAAACGATAGAACTCTGGATTCCGAGGAACGTCGCTTCGCGACGTCCTCGTCCTCGGTTGCGCAACGCAGCTATTAGCCGTGTTTGCGCACACCTTGGCCAGTTTGTACCGTCAAACAACTCCTTCAGAAAGCCCCGGCGCCTCGCCGGGCCAAAAGAAGAGGCCGTTTTCAAGGTCAACATTTGCACACCTCGGTTAGTAACCACAGGTAATCTTGCATCGCACAGTGTGCTTGCAAGTTTTGTTGCCTTTACAAAGGAGTCGAACGTATCGGGCCCAATGGACTCGTCTACGATCAATCCTTTCCCCACTTCCTGGATCCACCCAGTGGCATCATCGATGCTGTTGCGTGCTTCTACACCTTCTCTCTCGGTATTCCCGAGACGGAACGTTTTAAGTTCCAGGGAGACAAGTCTAAAAGCAAACTCCATGCACACGGCGCGC